ACAGGTGCTGCTTACCTCACACCACACGTTATCAAGGACACAGTTGAGACCTTGGCAACAAAGAACATCCCACGGTTGGGCGAGACTTATGTCTGCTTCGTTCACCCACACCAGAGCCGTACCCTTCGTGACAACCCTGAATTCATTGAGGTCACAAAGTACGCAGCTCCAGGTAACTTCATGCTCGGTGAAATCGGTCGTCTCTACGACGTAGTATTCATCGAAACCACCCAGGTCCTCAAGGTCGTTGGTGGCGCAGGTTCTTCATACACAACTGATACAGCTGTTGCTAACCCAGTTGTCACACCTGGCGGAGGCTACACAACCCCTGCTACCCTCACAGGTAACGGTGGATCAGATCGTTATGCAGCTATCATGATCGGTGATAACGCATTTGGTCACGCTATCTCACTCCCAGTCGAACTCCGCGATGGCGGTATTCTTGACTTCGGTCGTGAGCACGCACTTGCTTGGTACTCAATCTTCGGACTTGGCCTAATCACTGACCAGTCTGTTGTTATCATCGAGACCAACTAATTACAACTAAATAGCTTAAAGTGGGGGCCTACGGGCCCCCACCATTTTCATTGAGATACTAATTAGGAGAATATAATGGCTAAAACAAAGCCCACTGATGTAACCGGTCGTGTACGCGAGCAGCTTGCTGAACAAGCAGCGGCTGAGATGAACGATCGTGCAGCTGAAATGTCTATGGCAACAGCACAGGCTCAAATTAAACTAGAGACTGAAGTTATTGATGCCACAAAGCCTTCCCGTCAAACAGTTATTGTTGATGACCCTGTAACTCTTGGAAGTTCAGATGACTCTACAGTTGAGATCCGCGTTGTTCAAGATCTTGAAAACATGACTTTTGGTAAGGGAAATAACTACAGCTTTAGAGCTGGAGTTAAGTACAAGGTAACAAAGGATGTCGCACAACACCTTAAGGACAAAGGTTACCTAGCAGGCGTTATCTAAGACATACTTAGCGAAGTGGGCGCCTCTTATAGGGGCGCTCTTTTCGTATGCAGAGATTTTTTAGCCGTAGTACGACATCATTGGATCTAACGTAGTGTAGGGAGTTTCTGTGGCTTTACTATCTGACATACTCTCTAGGGTTCGGTTAGACCTTGGAGACCTTCAGAAGAACTTTACCTTTACTGCAACTGGAGATGGCGTAACTACCATCTTTCCTACAGGCATTAAGCCTATTGAGATTGTCAATCTTACGGTTACTGAGAACGGTAACCCTATCGGCTACCCCTACGGCTATACAGTTGAGCAGGACACAGGCATTATTACCTTCGCCAACGCCCCTGCCGCAAACGCAACTATCTTGGTTCAGGGCGTTCAAGACCGATACTTTTTAGACTCAGAGCTCTGCGTCTTTATTAATGACGCCGTAACAGAGCACACATTTAACCGCGTTGACTCTTATGGCACCCAGGTTACCCTGGCAAACATCCCGCCAGTTGAAACTTATCCTATTGCTATTTTGGCAACCATTGAGGCGCTTTGGGCGCTTGCTACAGACGCGGCTTTTGATATCAATATCACCGCCCCAGACGGGGTTATGATCCCAAGAGCGCAGCGTTATCAGCAACTATCTTCTATCATTCAGCAGCGCTGGGAACAGTACAAGACCCTTTGCGCTCAGCTTAACGTTGGCTTGTGGAAGATTGAGGTCGGAACCCTTATCCGCACATCTCGCACAACCAACAAGTATGTCCCTATCTACGTTGGTCAAGAGATTGATGACGCCCGCAAACCAGAGCGCGTTTATATTGCAAACAACTTGACGGGCCGTAACCCTCTTCCAACTAACGCACAGAACTACGACATTATTCTCTATCAGGGTAACAACTTCTCTATTGAGTTTGATTTTCCATTTGACGCTTCCCTGTACAACTGGGCTGCTCAGATCAGAACCTATCCAAATTCACCATCTTTGTACGCTAACTTTGGTATAACAGTAACTTCTCATTCGTCAACGCTTAGCAAAGTGGTTCTTACTTTGCAGCCTACAGACACAGAGTATTTACCTACTCGCGCTTTCTGGGATCTAACAGCCACATTAAAGACAGACGATACTCAAGTTACAACTTACGTCAAAGGACAAGTATTTACGACTCAGGCTGTAAGCCTTGATGTCGGCACCTACGGAAGTTGGTAGTAGGTGAACACCTGTAATACCTGCGGCAACTGGCCGTGCACTTGCCCAATTATAGTGGTGCCACAACCTCCTGTAGCTATTACAGTCGTCCCACAAAACCCAGGTCAAGGTGTTCAAGGTATCCAGGGTATTCAAGGACCAGCTGGTTCTGGTGGCGGAGGTTCACAGGGAACTGGCACACAAGGCGCAACCGGTATACAAGGCACACAAGGTATTCAAGGTGCTTACGGAATACAAGGACACGTTGGACAAACAGGTGTTCAAGGTTTTACAGGTACACAAGGACATCTTGGTATTCAAGGTTCTGCTGGTTATATTGGCGCGGACGGTCATCAGGGCACACAAGGTATTCAAGGTCTAGCTGGTCAATTTGCTGGTCAAGGTGTTCAAGGTATCCAGGGTTACACTGGTACACAAGGAACAACTGGTATACAGGGTTCAACTGGAACGCAAGGAACAACTGGCGCGCAAGGTATACAAGGTGTACAAGGCTACTACGGTAATCAAGGAACAACTGGTACACAAGGGTCTGTTGGTACACAGGGTTACACTGGCGCGCAAGGCCTACAAGGTTTACAGGGAACACAAGGCGTACAAGGGTCGCAGGGTACACAGGGTGTTCAAGGACATTACGGTAATCAAGGTACAACCGGAGCTCAAGGTCTACAAGGTGTTCAAGGTGTACAAGGCGCCATTGGTACTCAAGGAAATACCGGAGCCCAAGGTATTCAAGGATTACAAGGCCTTATTGGTCTACAAGGTTTTAATGGTCTACAAGGCTTTACTGGTTTACAAGGTACAACTGGCGCTCAAGGTTTACAAGGACTTATTGGTCTTCAAGGCTTTAGCGGTATTCAAGGGTTTACCGGTTTCCAAGGTGCAACTGGTGCAGGTGCGCAAGGTACAACTGGCTCACAAGGTGTACAAGGTATCCAAGGATTTGGTTATGCCCAACTACAAGGTACACAAGGAACTACCGGAAGTCAGGGAATTATCTCTGGAACTACAGCCCCAGCTAATACTGGCGTCTTGTGGTTAGACACTTCTGTTGGCGGCATTGTTGGCACGCAGAAGCTCACCTTCTTAATTGGTGACGGAACCAACACCACGTACACCATTACCCACAACCTTGGTACTAGAGATATTGAAGTTACCGTCTATAACCAGACTACTTATGCGGTAGTTATCCCTTCATCTTTGGTCTATTCCACAGTAAATACTGCAACTTTGACCTTTGCTTCCCCACCGACAACTAATAACTACAGAGTTGTTGTGATGGGCTAATGGCACTGGAATTTAGCACCACAAAAATAGATTTAAGACTTACCATTAATGCTGTAGCCAACCTAGGAGAGCCATGTCCCAATTAAAATACTATGACACCGGATCCGGTCAGTGGATTGCGGCTATTGTTGGCGCACAAGGCGCCCAAGGAACAACAGGTATTCAAGGCACCCAAGGCGTACAAGGTACGCAGGGTATTCAGGGAACGCAGGGCGTTCAAGGTACAACTGGAACTCAAGGTACACAGGGCACACAAGGTATCCAAGGTGTTCAGGGAACACAAGGCTTACAGGGAACACAAGGTACTCAGGGTGTACAAGGTACACAGGGTATTCAAGGAATTCAGGGACCACAGGGTACACAAGGAACACAAGGTGTTCAGGGTACGCAAGGCATTCAAGGTACTCAAGGTGTGCAGGGCACACAGGGCGTACAGGGTACGCAGGGTGTTCAAGGAACACAAGGCATTCAAGGTATCCAAGGTAATCAGGGTACTCAAGGAATTCAAGGCGTTCAAGGAACGCAAGGTATCCAAGGAACTATTGGTCAAACTGGTTCACAAGGTACACAAGGAATTCAAGGACTTCAAGGAGTTCAAGGTACACAAGGTGTACAAGGAACAACTGGTCTACAAGGAACTCAAGGCACTCAAGGTGTTCAAGGAACACAGGGTGTGCAGGGCACAACTGGTATTCAAGGTACGCAGGGAACACAAGGAGTTCAAGGAACTCAGGGTGTTCAAGGCACAACCGGTATTCAGGGAACACAAGGCACACAAGGAGTTCAGGGAACTCAAGGTACACAGGGCAC